CTGTTATTAGTTAGTGCAAAATCAGTTACACCATCTAAATCAAAAGATTTAGTAACTCCAATATCACTATCAGTAGTTTTAATAAATCCTTTAACTGCTGAAATAGCGACCGTCCCATCAGCAGGTTCGGTAGCTGTAATATCACCGCCGCTTACATATCCCGATGACTGGGTATTATTTAACCAGTCCTGCACGCTATCATAGGTTGGTGTTCCAATTTTTTCTATTTCAATATTTGATGCACTTTTAAGCTGTGCTAAGGTTAAACTATTAGTACCATCTTTTAGACTGCCTTTTAGGTATAAATCTTTCCAATATTTTGCACTATCACCTAAATCTTTGTCGTTATCAATTTCAGGCGATACACCACCATTTTTTATAACCATATTATCATTAGCATCTTTACCTATTCTTGGGTCTGCCATTTTATCTCAACTCCTAACTTTCAGCGTTTACAGTAAGTTCATAAGTAAATTCTATACTATCTCCATTTTCTACGCTTATAGCATTAAATACTGACCTGTCTAAAAGTATTCCATCATCCTGTGCTGCTGAATATTGTTCATTAAATATACCGTGTTCAGTAACTGCATAAGAGTCAGAATAAGAAATAGCTGCTACTGACTGGTAAATATTTGCTGAGCTTCCTTCAGTTTGAGTTCCAACTTCTCTAGTAGTTCCTATAGGAGTTTGTAATTGTGTATCTGTATTTGATTCTGCATTAGTTCCAGTTCCTGACAAATGATATTTAAAATCAGCAAATGTAGAATCAGAAGATTGCAAACAATCTACTAAGAAATTGACAAATTCAACAGTTACTAATTTCCTAGATATTATTCCTAAATCTAATATAAGACCATTCTTCTTAATCACTTTTGCACTTAAATCAGAATAAATACCTAGTACATTTACTCCTAAAATTCCAGAAGTTTTACTAGCAAACCTATTTAATGCTTTAGCTATTTGTGCTTTTAAATCTTTCATTTTTCCCTCCTTTAATAATTCTTTTATCTTCGATATTTTCATTTTCTTTTTTCTCTCCTTTTAATAACATTGTATTACTAAACTTTGTAGCACCCTTTCTTTTAACTCTTGCTGTTAATCTATTTGTACCTTCTCTATCGATTTTAGTTATTATAGCTTTTCCCATTATTCTACCTCCTTACATAAATATATTTTTTTAATATATTTAATTCTTTTATAGATGTTTCTAAACTCTCTATATTTGCTTTTATTTCTATCAAAAGTTGGTTTATATCTACTTCATAAGGCACTTCTAAATCTTCAACTGCTTCTAGTTGTTTAGAGAGTGAATTTATTTGTTTTAATACAAATTTTAAATTATTTATAGTAGTTCTAACTTTTGTTAAATCTATTTTCATAATACCATCACCTCTATTGTTCTATTAAATCAAATTTAACATCTTTCCAATACCATGCACCAGTATCTGTTCTAAACTGTGTTCTATGAATGGCTCCTACATATACAGTTTTAGAATAAATAACATCATTATCTTTGTATGTTATAGGAAAAAACATAGTAGATGTTCTTATTATAGCTCTCAGAGTATCATATTCTGATTGACTTAATACTGCATATCTTAATAAAAATTTGTTTTTAGCTGCTATATAATCCATATGCATTTTACCATCAGCGGTTCTACCTGATTTAGATAGATTATATTCCTCAATTATAAATTCAGTCGGAGTTTTTACAGTAGTACCACTTAATGTTATTAATTGAGCCATTAGTAATCAGCCCTCCTTTTACCCTCAGATTTACGTATCATAAAGAGTTCTCTTTCTAAATTAATTAATCCACGCCTATCTAAAGGCACAATTACATATTCATTAGCAACATTAGGTGTAGCTGTTTCAGTTCTATTATTTATTAAGTCAGCTAACATATTAGCAAAAGGTGCAAGTGATTGTTCATTTAAAGGAGCAATCATTTCTTTTGTACCATGTTCGCCTACTCTTATTATCTGGTCTTTATCAACAACTGCACCATATTGTGCTCTTCCTGCAACAGCTAAAGGTCCTTTCCCAACATATGGAGGTACCGTAGGAATCTCCACATTTGCTGTAACTGTCGGTGCATCTATATGTGGAATATTTACTTTGACATCTATAACAGGTTTAAAATTTTTAAAAATTTCATTCATAGCATCAATTGCTTCTGTAGCTACTTTTTTAGCTGCTGTTACTATATTATGTTTTTCATCAAGAATCATGTCATCCCATAATTCAATTGTTTCTTTAATAGGCTGTTCACTCTTCTTAAATTCTTCTACTATAGATTCTTGTATTTGATTAACTTCATTTATTGCAGGTCCTTCTGTTTCATCCAATGTAGTTACAATTGTAGTTTGTATATTATCTAATGATTCTTCAGTAGACCTTTCTAAATTTGCATATGATGTATCAAATTGTGTTTCAATATCAGATAATCCAGAAGGAAGTTCAGTATCATTTAATTCTCTGAAATAATTATTATAATTAGTCATAAGTTCGCCTAAAGATTCTTTTGTATTAGTAGCTAAATTAGAATATGAAGTATGAAATCTGCTTTCTATTAATGCCATTTTTGGTGGTAATGATTTATCCATAACATCTAAACTATCTACAACTTCCCTATTAATTTTAGCCCACATTATAGCAGTTTCTCTTGAAAGCCCATCCCCATATTCTCGGTGTATTTTTTGAATATCTTTCCAATAAAGTTCGAATTCTTCTATTGACATTCCAAGATATTTTGAAAATATAGTAACAAGTTCTTCTCCAGTACCTTCCCATATTTTTTTACCATCTTTATCCCACCATGTTACCCAAGTTGAACTTATATCTGCTAATCCTGGACCCCATATTGCTACCAATTTAGCTATAGTGCCATCCCATTCT